CCCCATCTTCTTCAGCTAAAGGAACAACCATACCCAGTATAGCTACTTCTTCATCACAACAAACAATTTCTCTGACATGATTATCAAAAATTATTCTGTCTCCTTTTGAAAATATCAAAATATCACCTCCTAGCCATTCCACCATCAATATAAATATTGTACTCTTCACCAAAATCATCATTCACAATAGCTTTATCTTCAGCAGGCCCAATAGCAAATACTACTAACTCATCTGTATCTCCAAAGGTTATATTCCCAGTTTCATTCTTTTTAGTTATTGTTATACCTTTTCCAGTAGGATCCAGACGAACTTTTTCAGGCATATCCTTAAACCTCCTTAGTATCAAATTTAGACATAAGAAAAACGCCCTTTTCAGGACGTTAGTTCTTTTTCTAATATTTTTTCTATATTATCAAATTCCCAGTAAGGAATTCTTATTAATGGTATATTATTATGGAAACAGAATTTATTTTTAATCTTATCATTCTCTTTAACCTTGTTTAGTCTTTTATGCCCATATATTGGTTTATAATGAAATACACCATCAATCTCAATTAAAATGAACTTATTCTTGTTTTTATATATCTTAAAATCAAATGGCAATGGCTTAATATTTCTGCATTCGTTAAATATGGCTTCTTGTTCATATTTATAGTTGTTTTCATCCAACCATTCTCTTGTTCTCTTCTCTGGTTCGGACTTTGCACACAAAGGACACCTTGTTCCGCTAAGAAAATGAGCCGGTTGTACTTTCCATTTATGACCACATTCATTATGTTTCATAAGTATTTTGTCATGGGTTGTTTTATATTGACCAACAACAGTATATTCTTCACCAACAAGGTCATATATTTCTTTTATAAAAGTATCATGATCTTTCCTTAAAACATCTCCTATAACTTTTGGACGGCATTTTGGGCATCCCTGGCCTTTAGTTAAATTGCTTGCAAATGGCGTAAATTCAAAACCACATACTTCATGCCTTACTAAAATCTTTTCATTTGCCCCTTTATATATGCCTAATACTGTGAATTTATCGCCCCATATTTCCTTAACCCTTCTTTTAAATTCATCATCTTTTAATTTTATATTACCCGCACATTTAGGACATCCATGACCTTCTATAAGATTTCTAGCTACAGTAGCCCATTCATGACCACATATTTTGTGTTTTACTTTTATGTTTTCGTTCATAGAAATATAATTGTTCAATATAATCATTTCTCCATTATGAGCTGAATTGACTTTCTTCCTATACTCCTTACCAGTAAGAGGAAGATTTCTAGCCTTAATGTTATATTTTTTCATTCTTCGTCCAATAGTAGCCCTTGAAGTATCTTTTAAGTCCGCAATTTCCTTTTGATTCATACTTTCTTCAACATAAAGACGAAACAATTCTTTTTTGGTTATTTTAAACATTTTTACCACTCTCCTGTAAGTAGTTTCCTGAATTAACAACAGGAAGGCGGTTCAGGATAACCGCTTTTCGGCCCGTCGACCTATCCTGCTAATATTATTTTACCATACATTTGTTTTTATTTTCAACTATTGTACTTTTCTCTAATTCTTTTAATCAATTCTTTCCCTTCATATAAAACACTAGTTAAAAAACATAATCCATTAGGATGATCTGGCTCTGCTTCTCCAGCCGGAAAGACTCCTGGGCCTAAACCATGGTGATTTGCCTTAGCATAATAATCACACATCTCAGGATAACCTTTATATCTAAGTGAAGAACTGGTGTAGTTTGGATGGCTTCCTGAAAGATTTCTTTTAGTCCCTTTCACTATAATACTCTCGCTATCTCCTAACTGTTGACCTCTCCAATATGCAGAATTCGTTTCTGTCCTGGCAAGTCTCAATGCATTATATTTAACGGAAGCCCTAGGTTGTTTTACTCTATAACTAAGGCCTGTCTTTGTAGTAATAACATCACCTTTTTGAAGCCCTCTTTTTATATCAGTCCTCCAAGCGGGACCCGGTACCTCTAGGTAATCTTCTACAGCCTTAGCAAAATTAACAGCTGATTTACCATTATTAACACAATCTTCAACCATATTTTTAACATTCTCATTCATCAGTTGATTAACTTTCCAGACACGATCTGAAAGGGTGAATCCATCATCCCAACGATTATTCCACACAGCTTTTCTAATACTTTTCGCGAGGCCAGTACCATACTTAGCCCTTAATAATATCCTAGAACCTCCATCAGATAAAGCTTTTACAAGTATTGCTTTATCCTGGCCAGCTGCTTCCTGAATAAGAGACTTCATAAAGTATTCTGCAGCATTATCCTGCCCTTGAATAGCTATATTAGCAGATTTTACTATGTTATTATCAAGCCAGTCTTTCATCTCATTAGAAAACCAATAATTCATTGCTTCAATCTCTAGCTTGATCTGGTCCATATCTGATTTAAGAAAAAGGCCATCCTTATCAGCAAAATCAAAAGCAACCCTCTGAATCTTCTCCATCAGCTTGCTTGAAATATTACTATATTCTTTTTCGAGGCTTTTCTGTAGTAAAAGAAACTTCTTTCTATACTGCTTTTGTATAAGCTTAAATTTCTCTTCTTTTGAGGGCATTATAAATCAACTCCCTCAGTTTCTCTTCCGATATTATTTAACTCATCATTTAACCTATTACTATAAATATCAGTTAGTGATGCCATCTGAGCCTCAAGCTTTTTAAGTACCTTTTGTGGATCGTCAACCCATGGATGATTACTGACAATAGTCTCATCATCAACAATACCCTTCGATTTCTGAGCTGATTCTATTTTTTCAGCCTCATTGGTAATCATAGTTCTGTTAAAAGTAATATCGATAACCTTGTAATTATAATCTTTCTTCTCTGCAATCCTATAATACCCGGCAATAAACCATAATAACAGTCTGATAGATTTTTTGAGTTTTCTTTCCATCACATCACACTTTAGATCCAAAAGAGTATATAGAAATTCAAGAGCGACTCCAGATGGATTCTGGCCATATTTATCTGTAGAGACATCTATACCCATCCCAAATGTGTAGATGTTTTCCTCAGTGCGGTCCAGGAACTTCTCCCTAGCTTCTGTAGGTATCTCAATAGTTTCAGTATCTGCACCACCATCAGCATCTACTTTCATAGCTTTGTATTTTCTTAGATTATCCTGGAACTCTTCAAGATCCTGCCCGGCATAATTTTTCAATATCCATATAACGTCTTGAATCTCTTCAATGTTGTTAGCTCCATCAGCATAAATCTTATCGTATATATCAATCAATTTTTTATAGTCTTGAAGATCAGTAGATAGCTCCTCATTATTCTTGAAAGGAATAAAAGGGACAGCTCCCCATCCATGGCCAACTCCGTTAAAGTAATAATGGCTAGATGGACTTATATTTATTTCCTCTTCACTGGTGCTGACTTCATTTCCAGTATCGTCTAAAACAAACTTTCCGGTATCGTCCTGGATATAATAAGTAACTGTATCTTTAGTCCACCATTCAGCTCTAATACGTTCTTTATTATTCACCCATACAAAGTAATATCTTAGTACAGCATCTAATTTATCCTGTTTTGAGGTTTCCCAGACCGGAATAACTTCCCTGGCATCTATAACTGTATATTGAAAACCACCCATGCCTTGCTCTACTTCTTCTATATATGGATGAAGCCATTCTACTCCTTTATTCGAAGCACCTTTAATTAATTCATTAATTGTATCATCCCAGTCTTCATTTAAAGTGTCATTTATTACTGTAACAAATTCCTTATTGGGACTATTTATATTACCTTTTTCATCTTCTTCAGATTCTTTATCAGAAAAAGTAGTAGGTTTCCCAGCCAAGTAGCCCATCTTCTGTCTGACTAAAATCTTATGGAAGTTATTAGGCATCCTGTTGTTTGGAGATGTCTCATCCTCTACTTTATCCCCATCTTTCCAATAGTATATTTTTCGTTTAAGGATATCATTTTTATTTGAAAAATAGTTTACTCCATCCTGCATAGCTGTTATATCATTTTCATCAATTAATTCTTTAATAATAGTTTCCATTGCTGGGGTCCCATTAGCAGCTATTTGCTTATTTGTAATATCAGTTGTAGTTATCAATTATTTTACACCTCCTTAGGTTAAGAATGATACACCAGATTTATTATTAACAGTTAAGTGAAAATATCTTTCCATGTCTTTACCATGGTCATTCTCTTTAATTGGTTTATCTTTTCCTTTTATCTGGGCTTTCTCATCCCAAATATAAGAATAATACTCATCAATAACAGGCTGATTACTCTTATTATCAAATATCTTATACTGTTCTGTAGCTAGCATATCAGCCTGTAACCTAATGCCATCAATAACAGTACCGGGGTCTCGATTAAAAACTTTAATATTCCCTAGCTTTTGATCTCGGCATTCATTAATAAAACTAAGTGCATCATCAGGAATAATAATTCTACTAATCTTATAGCCTTTCATGAACTTCTTAAGATCATTTACATACTGGCTATCTGATTTCTGTTTCCTGTTCTTCTTTGCATTATAATAAAATGACTTAATAAGGTAACTCTCTCCTGATCCAGTAACACCAAAAAGGCCCAGGGTAAATACTGTACCTGTACCATAGTCATTAGCAATATAATACCTGTTTACTTCTTCCAGTATCTTTCCTTGCTCTTTTTTATCAGTTATAAGATGAGTGTCTTTGTTGAACATATCATAAATAAGACCTTCAGCAAGTACCCAGAGTCCTAATATATTTCTTTGGTACCACATACCAGTGAACATTCTCCGGTATCTTTCCTTAATCTTTTCAGCTAAAGTAAGATTATCATCTAAAACAAAGTGTAATCTAAGAATATTCTTCTCTTTAGCCATATCGATAAATTCTTTTTTGATATAATGGTTAGGTCCTTGAGGGTTACAGTTCCACCAGAGTTTAGATTTATCAACACTACAACGGTTAATCATTTCTTTTACAAAGTTCTCTGGAAATAAAGCAACTTCATCAGCCAGAGCTCCTGCAGCTGTTAAACCCTGCATAGTATCTTTTGACCTTACATCATTGGCACCAAAAAGATAATATGTATTGGTACCTATTTCAAGCCTGGGTTCTTCTGACCTAACATGTCTATAAGCTATACCTTTAGCAGCTAGCATCTGCTTCATAGGGTTTAATACATTCCTACTTAAAGCACCCATTGATTTACCAGCAATTATAAAGTTTTGATAGGAAAATGTATCAAGAGACCAGTTAACAAAGCCATCTATCAGAGCAACAGTCTTGCCTGCTCTTATAGATCCATCTGCTATAAGTATATCTTTATCTTTATGAGGGCTTTGAGGCATCCACCAGGTAATAGCTTTTTTCTGTTTTGGAGAGAATGGTTGAAATTTAAATGCAGCTACATTATTCTTCCTCATCTTCCCACACTTCTTCCGCTGTCTTACCAAGGGCAGTAATATAATTAGTAATATCAATCTCAACAGGTCCCTGGCCACTTTCTATCTGGTGTTTAAGTTTCAACAGTTTTTCTTTTCTACTTTGAACCCTGGTTAGTGCATCTTCTATATCTTGAATTTGCCCCAGTGCAGCCTTAGCCTTTACCTCATTAACATCTACAGGTCCCATTGGACCTACTCCCTTTTTCTTGTGTTTTTCAACATAAGTAAAATCTTTTTTATTCAATAAAGAAATCCGCATCATCATACGACGAATGCGGATATCAGTTAAACGTATCTCATTATCTAATTGTTGAATTACATCTGTTCTTATTTGCTGATATAGTTCCTGTTCTTTCTCATCTAATGTATCAAGCCAGATTGATTCGTATTCGCCGGTCTTCAGAGCATTTTTATTTTTTTCTGGAGGTCCAGTTGATTTACCGCCATGATGTTTACATCTTCCATAATGTAAATGATCAGTGCCCCAACCTGCAACTTGTAGGCAGAAACCATGTGGATTATTATCATTTTTAGCACCACATACTAAGTAACCTTTTTCGGGATGTTTTCGATTTAATTTATCACCTTCATGGGGTTGTTTTTGTTTTGGCACAATCACCACCTCTTTTATTGAAATAAAAAAGAGCCCGAAGGCTCAAAATAATTTACTTTATAAAAGTCATAACACCAAAGAATATTGTTAATATAACACCTACAACAGCTAAAGGTATAGACCATCTATTATATTTTACAGTTTTCTCAATAATTTCATTCTTAGATTTTAATAATATACTTATTTCATTAACTTTTTTCTTTAATATATCATTATCATTATGTTTCAAACTTGAAAGCATATCATTCAATATACTCTTTTCACTTTCTGGTAAATCAGAAAAAGGAGACTTTTCCTCTAGTGTCTTTATATACTCTTTTATGATATTTTTAAATTCATTTATTTTATCTTTTCCCAAATTATCAAGTGTCTTCGCCTCTTCACTATCAATATTTAGAATCATTTTTTCTTGGTCAATAATACTAACTATAAAAGAGTATAGCCATTTTTTTAATGTATCTTCATCTACATGACTCACTTCCCTTACACCTAAATAAATATACTTTAGATCTTCATAATTAACTATGGTACTAGATACTAAACCTTTATAAAGTGCTTTGAAAAACTGTTCTTTCTCTTTAGTAGTTTTTACATCTTTGTTTTTTTCCTTCTTTTTATAAACTCTCGTTAAAAAGAAATAAGAAACTGAAGCATATATTGCAGCAACAATTGAAAGCGCCATATCACCAATATTTTTATTAAAAAATTCAAATAAATTTTCCAATATAATCCCCCTTCGTTTATTATGAATTTCTACATATTAGTTAATTTTCCTGCAAATAATTTGCTTCCTTTTCAATTGAAAAGCGAGTTGTCACGAAAGTAATTGTCAATAACCATTCAATCTACTTTATTTAAGTAATTAATTCTCTATATGGAATCTTCTCTCCATCTCTAATTAAATATATTTTAGGATTATAGTTTTTAAACTCATAATATCTCTTAACTATCACATCTACATAAACTGGGTCCAGCTCACATAAGTAAGCAGTTCTTCCAGTCTGATCTGCGGCTAATAAAGTAGAACCAGAACCACCAAAACTATCAAGTACAATCTGCCCAGATTTACTAGAATTCTTAATTGCTCTAGCTGGAATACCTATAGGTTTCATAGTAGGATGTTCTGAATTCCTTAAAGGCTTATCAAAAAACCATACTGTTTTATCGGTATCATCACTATTACTGATAACTTCATATTCTGGCACCTTTAAAACTACCGTATGGAATCCAGTATCAAAAATTAATTCTACTTCATCATCACTAATATTACGTATAGAAACACCAGGACTATCCTGAATAACTGTAGTCTGTTTCCTATCACCATTCCAGAAATGAGCTGCTCCTGGTTTCCATCCATATAGGATAGGCTCATGTTTCCATTGATAATCCTGCCTACCCATAACTAACTGATTTTTAACCCATATAATACACTGCTTCAATAACCATCCTGAATCTTTCAGAGCAGATCTAAAACTATCTCCTTCAGTATCAGAATGACATATATAAATAGCTCCTCCCTTTTTCGTAACATCAAAAGCAGCTTTATAGAAATCATGTAAAAAATAATAGAATTTATCTTCTTCCATATTATCATTTTTTATTTTCTTTCCATTATCACTTTCATAGTTGACGTTATAAGGAGGATCTGTGAATATCATATCAGCTATTTGTCCATCCATTAACTTTTCTATATTTTCTTGTTTAGTACTATCACCACATAAGACTCTGTGATTACCTAACAACCAAATATCTCCTGGTTTACTGATTACATTCTCTTCATCAATTGCTTCCTCTAAATCAAAATCATCCTCAATAACTTCTTGAGTATCATCTATCCAGTCTATTATTTCATCCAACTCATCATCCTCAAAGCCAGTTAAAGAAAGATCATAACCCTGCTGTTCCAGGTCCTCTATTTCAATTGAAAGGCTCTCATAATCCCAATCTGACTCAGCCACTTTATTATCAGCAATCCTTAATGCTTTTATCTGGGCCTCATTCAAGTCATCACGAACAATACATGGTACTTTCTTTAAGCCAAGCTTCTTAGCAGCCTCATATCTACCATGTCCAGCAATTATTTCATTATGTTCATCAATAACTATTGGGACTGTAAATCCATAATTCTTTATACTACTTGCTATTTTATTTATTTGTTCTTCCGGATGATTCTTTGGATTATTAATATAGGGAATAAGACTATCAACCTCAATAACTTTTACAACATCTATTATATTCAATTTTCTCCTCTCCTTACTTCAATATTATTAAAAGCGAACATCTGTTTGTTTTAATTATATCAGATTACTTTTTCTATTTCAATTTAGTAAGGAAAAGATTTTTAATTCAATTTTAATGTTAATCTAACTTTATCTTAATCTTAGTATTATATACTATTAGTAACCCATTAAGGGATCACATAGATTATAAATATAAACAAGTTTTTTTCATTTTTTTATCCTCCTGGCCAGCCAATAAAGGTTGGCTTTTTGCTTTATATAATAAAAAAGAGCCCTAAGGCTCTATTATTCTTAAAAAAGATCTTCATATGCATTTCTCTGAATTTTATCGAGGAATAAATACAATTGGTTGTCGTATTCGTTAAGTATATCTAGCAATTCTATTATATTATTCATTAATTTTTCTGTATATCTTAGGTCTGTAAGATTAAGCGTTTGATCAATTACACTAACTTTTTCATTAAGCGCTTTATGTAGGTTCTCTGATTTTTCCTCTAATATAATTATATCTGAACTAAATTTATTTAATATAAGCTTATACTGGTCACAAGATTTATGAAATAATTCATTTTTTTCTTTTAAATCCCTTTTCAATTTATTAATTAACATAAAATAATCAAAGTCTTTTTCAACATCTAGTGTCAAAGCTTCTTTGACTTTTTCTTCATCAGTTTGGTAAAGATAATTTATATGTTGATATAAATGGTTTAACCTATTAATCAGATTATCTATCGATACAAACAAATTATCAAGTTTTGCCTTAATATAATTATAAGCCTCTATTTTTATCGCTAGCTTTTTTTCTTCTTTTATAGTTTTATCATTTAATTTTTTATTTAAATAATATATAGTAATCCATCCTAAAATTGTAAGCACAGTTGGTATTATTATTTGCATCCAATTATAAAAATTATTTGATTCTGATATATAATATATATTCAAACAACCATCTCCTTTTATTTAGTAATTCTCTAAATTACAAAAAATCCCTGCAAATAAATTCACCCGCTTCCTGTGCGCTAAGAAGCGGGTATCTATGAAAGGAGGTGTTGCCAGCCGTCACAAGCTAACTCCACAATGTTATTATATCTCACATTTTAAAAGGAAGTGTTCAGAAATCGTTCAGTAACAGTTCAATTTGTGAATTTTTTTAAAAATATTAGTTATTCTTTATTATTAATTAGGTTTTCATATATATTGAGTAATTTATCTAGTTCTTGACTCATATCTAATACTGTTTTATCATGCATACCTTTTTCTTTAGCAATCTGCTGCATTTCTTTTCTTAAATCTTGTATCATGGCAATTAATTTATTCTTTTCTATTTTTTTCACCCCCGATAGTATTTTTCCCATCAGGAGTTTTTATATCATTATTTAGTATATCCCATAATCTCTGCAGCAGTTTCCAAAGCACTGGCTTTATACTTATAATAATTTGTACGGCCCAGCTTAAACTCGGGATCAGTATAAACCATAGAATCTTTTAATTTATAACCCGTCATATATTTCTTTTCCATAATCAATTGTTCAATTGGATTTAGTCCATCATAAGCCAGATCCACTAATTCAACAACTTTATATTTTTTTAAATATTCATCCCAATTATCATATGTAGCTTTTAGAACTGGACTGGAAGTAGAATCATAACATTCTGATGTTTGGACTCTTTCCTTGCTATAATCTATTCCGCCTTTACAACCGGCAAGTACAGAAACTAGAGCACTATCTATTTCCCCTTCAAATCTTTCTATAGTCTCGCATCTTGATTTATACTCTCTGTAATGAAGAAAGGCATATATAACTTTCCCGATATAATCACTCATAGTTTAACACCCCTCGGTTTTTCCATCATCATCTTAAAATACTTAAATTCAGGAGACTCATCAGGCTCTGGATCATAAACTCTAATAAATACGTCTGGCTTTTTTCTTATATTACAAAACTTATATAATCTATGATATATCACTGGCTGAGCATATCTAATTATTTCAGCTATTATCACATTACTCACCCCTTACTTGCTATCATTTTTACTTTGTTTTATCTCAGCTATGTAGTCATCCCACTTCTTACTGACCATCTTTTCTTTCTGAAGTACATAAGTCAGATTTAAAAATTCTCCACACTCAGGACATGATCCACAGCCACTATCATAATAACCCCTAGTTGCATTAAAGACTTAGCTGCAGAAAACTCATAGCCACAAACACAACACTTAACGGGATAACGCTTTTGAACTTCTTTAGTTTCTGCTTCCCCCATCATCCTCACTCCTCCTTCTCAAACCTCCAACCGCCAACATATTTTTTCCCTTTCTTTTCATCCTCTTTAATCATTTTATAAAAATCACAAGGAGACTTGTGCTTGATTGAACATATTGTCTGCTTGATATACATTCCTCATTATATTCACATTTACAGTATTTGGAGGGCATCCCTATAACCCCTTTCTGGAAATTTATGTACCTCAATCCCATTGTGATTCAACTGGCTTTCAAGCTGCTTAATTCGAAACCTTAATAACTTTTCTCTTTGGTCATCTTGATTATTTGAAAATTTATCAAAATGATTTATATATTCTACTTGACGGGTTTTCTCCTTAATTGCTTTAGCAGTAACCATACCAGACTCTAATCTTTTATCTAATCTTTCACCGCAGGCATCACTACAACACATATAATGGTGTCCCCATTTACCAGAATTCATAAATCCACCTTCTGGCTCACAACAATTTGCACATGGTGGTCTTTTTATTGAACTTGTAAAATGTTTCATATTCTCATTCCTCCTTGCAAAATCAATCCTTTCTTTATCTCTTGAGCTCTAATTTTGCTCATCATCCTCACTCCTCTCCGGGCAGCCATAACATTTAAGGCCGCCCTCTATACAAATTCTTTTACCGTCCTTTGAGCATTTCGGGACCATAGTATAACCAGCTGCTCTCTTATACTTCTCCTGTGTGAAATTATCGCATTTCATGGTTACTCATTAACTGTCCATACTGTATTTGCAATTAAATTAAGTTTGATTTTCTTCAATTCTTCAATAACAACATCAACTGACTCAGGTTTTTCAAATTCTAACTTCACTTTTACATTTAAGTCATCAGAAGTAGTACCAGGTGGGTTTTCTCCATATTCACCTATTTCATGCGGTTCATCTGTTTGTGAAAAACAAAGTATATTATATCTTTCGTTCTCCATATTCCAAGTAGCTGGAGAAACTCTTATATCACCATTCCCATCAAAATAAACCCTAATTCTTTCATTCTCTTTGCCCTCATTGTCTATAATTATTGGCATCTCTCATTCCTCCTTAAAATCAATCCCCGTATACCGCTTAAGCAGCATTTTCTTTTTAATCCTGTACACCTGAGTCTTATGACCCTTGGTATCCACAATTTCCTCTCTACCATCAGGATATTTAACTTTAAAATCAGCTCTATACTTAATTGCATGATGCCACTTTCCGGAAGAGTCCCGGAATCCATCCTGTAAGATGAACTCCGGCTGTAATTCAAAGTCTTTTATTACTCCGGCCCGTTTCTGAATCTTAAGCTCACAATAATAATTGGCCTCTTTCTGACTATCAAAAGTAATTCCATCAACTACAGGTTTCTTATTCTTGAATTTCCGGGCCTGTCTTTCAAGCTCCTCAGGTATATCTATTCCCATCTTTTTAGCCTGGGCTATACTTATCCTAGTCATGACTAGCTCACTCCAACTACATGATATTTAGCCATGAATTCCATATCACCAATAGTATGAATCTCTGGATGGTGCTCTTCATAACACAGAGGAAGCTTAAGTTTATTTGAATCATCTACTTTATTACGATTATTACCCATGCCAATTGTATCAACATGATGTGGGCTTCCAGAATAAGGTTTCCCACATATACAACAGTTTTTCTTATCCAGACATACTCTGATATAATTTTCTATACTATCAAAAGCATTACGTGGGTGATCAGAAAGTTCTACGCCATTCTCAAAGCAGAATCTTATTAAGTACTCTATAAAATCACGGGCAAGGTTCTTACTACAATCAGATAAAGAAAACATATCATGCTCAGTATCTCTAACAAATTCTAGCTTCAGTTGCATTTTCAAGCTTTCTACTCCTTG